TTATGGGCATAAGGATCTCCGATAGCGACCATGTCATCCAAGTCGATATTGCTCCCAGATGGCAGGTAGTTCTTTTTCTTCGCCTCCCATGGTCTCTTTGAATTGAACTTTGTAGTCTTAACATCTTGAGCTTCTTTTTCAAACTTACGATGCTCATCGACGTCTTGACTCTCAACACGCGTATCGGGTGCTCTTTCACGTTTGTATTGATTATAAAATCCATAACCAGTGGTACTAACAAAAAGTAACACGGTTGCGACCACTATAAAATAGATGATAACTTCGACTACCGAAAATGTTGTCCAAAGAGTACCCCAAAAAACAGTTTGTCTGATAAAAGCTTCTTTTGGCACGCGGAACTGACGAGGTTTTTCATCTTCCTCAGCCTCATCAATCACGTAATCTTCGACTTTTCCAGAATCTGGCTTAGTCCACTTAAAATGGGTCCATCGGTAATCTTCTGGATATCTCCCATCTCTTTCAAGTTCAAAAGATTGAAAAACACGCTCTCCTCTGGTAACCCAGTTACGCCGTAAGTTGTCTGCCCAAGGTGTGGCCAAATACTCAGTTTCATTATAACTAGGATCAGTTATAGATTTGCCTTTGTAACAGAGAACCTTAAGCTGCCAGTTTTCAATCTGAACACGCTCGTCTACAGTGTAGTCCCAAAATGGTGCGCGAACACTTGTCCCGCTTTGCCATCTTTGTTGCTTCTCCAGAAACTGTTTCCATTCAGGAGTCTCAAAAGAACTCCATTGACACCAAACTTCTTCAGGAAAATAAGCTGGAGAAAAAACAAGCGAATTCACAGAAGTGCGGGGGGGAAACTCAAAATTTCGGAAGGATTGGTAAATGCGTCCTTCAGGTGTGGTCATCCCTGCAACAGCTATAGGATCCATCATTGTTCCAAAAACATTACTGATGAAGGAATTCGTCAGTTTTTGTTCTTTCAAGTGTGGAAACTCTTTATCTACAGGTGGAGGGTAGTTAAACAACTTGGCATACATCCATGCTAATGAAATGTTGGAATCATCTATAGATGTCACAGGAGTGAATTTCACGGGGGGAGCTATGTAAATGCCCTGCATAACACGACCAACTCGACCTTTTCGCTGGATGGACATCCCCTGTGTTATCGGTATACGTTGAGTAGAAAGACAACAGGGGTCATATGTCATTTTGGATGTAATCTGTTCGCGAAGATCAATAACATAATTGAAAGGCAACGTTACACCTGTCTCTAAACAAGGAGTAGCAGCTACAATAATGGTTTTGATGTTGATATCTTTTAACGCTTTTTCGACTTTCGGCATCTCTGTTTGGTAATTGACGCTAGAAATACTAAAAGCTTGGATCTTAGATTTTTTGAAACGGTTTTTGACTATTTCAGTGTCTCGGATGGACGCGCAAAAAACAAGATATCTACCATATACAGTGGTAGTTGTGACGCCTTTTGTTTTTGCTTTCTTTGTAAAGATCTTATCTAAAGTGACATCCGGAGCAATACGCTCATAGACTCGGAAAGTTAGATCAGTGGGCAAAGTGAATGAGCTAGCAAAAGTAGCTGAGGACCAAATAGTCGGAATTTTCACACAAATGCGTGGTGATAAATTGCGAAATAGATCGTTTTCAGCATTGTTCACATGCATCTCATCAAAGATGATTGCTCCGATTTTTGAAAGTCGAGAGGGAGATGTGATCAATTGCATCGCAAAACTCTTGGCCGTACACAACCAAATGTTAGTATCACCTTCAATATATTGTGAGTCAGCGCGCACATGGGGTTGTACACCAAATCGACTCTTGATAACTTTCGCAGACGAATGTGTAGCAGCTATATTAGGAATAATTATGTAGATGTCTTTCCGTGTCTGCTGTGAAAGATAGTATGGTACAGCAGTTGATTTTCCAGTCCCGGTCGCGGCAGTGATTATGTGAATACTTCCAGTGGGATTTGAAAAAATGCGCTTGCCAATTGTATCTATATTTCCACGAGTAACTAAGTGTTTGATAGCATTAGAAGGGATCTCATCAGCAGATTGAAAAGTGCGTTCTTCACCTTTCTCATCTAGTATGTCAAAATCAGAATAGTCGATATCTTCGGCTTCTTCAATGACAACTTCCTCATCAAATTGTAGTTTCGTGAATAAGTTTTCAACAGCATTCGGTATGTCTACAGTCTGAGAGATTGTGCGCAGGCTAGAAGCAATAGACTCTAGATCTTTTTGTTTCTTTCCTTTGAAACAACTCAAAGCGACTAGGTTAACCAAATAAGCCACACAATTCATCAAGCTTTTAACCCATTTCGCGACTATCATATCTTTACTCTGGTACTGTCGTCCTTGGAGCAAATTCCGGATGGTTTCAACCATACTGACCGTCGCTTCTCTTAAATAATGAGAAAATTCAAGACAAGCACTCGACAAATCACGAATTTGTCGCCAAACGAGAATGATAGTGCCTAAAATACGAAGGAAAAATCCTAAGTAGTAGAAAACGAGTGTAGTGTAGCTACCTCTAGAGCCTAAAGATAAAGATTGATAGAACAAAACTAAAAATTCGCCTAAACCGCAGGGAACCTGTCTCATAGCCCATCGTGCTGTAGAAGGATTCATAGAATCAAAAAAAACTGCTGACACAAATGCTAAAAAAACAAAAGCGATACTAAGATATGTTTGGGCGATATCGAATAGAGCTCCGCGCGTCAAATATATGACACAAAGAATAGGAAGAGAGACATCAAAAAACCACCACAACTTTATGATAATTTTCAGGTAATATCGCCTAAGTTGTTGAATTACCGTCTGAAATCTACCATTATCTCCTATTGTAGCTTCAGGTTCCAAAATATACAAGTTATTTATTTCAAACCATAAATTAGAACCTTTGTGTAAATAACAAATGTGGTAATTGGAAGTGGAATGAAAAACTTTGTGGAGACCACCAATAGCTAGTTCTCGAGAATTCTCGGGTACTTGCATTAATTGCTCAATGGTGGGAGAAGAACCTAGTTGTGAAGCAATGTTTGTACGCAGAGCTTCTTGGAAAAGTCCAAGGTAACAAAACCCATTATCAAAACTACTGTTCAATTCTTCATCAAGATTACTCTCTTCAGTCATAACTTGATTTAATGATGAGGCTAATTCCTCTTGACTTTGAAAAATGAATTGATCAATATTTTCTGATGGTTTAGGCACTATAAACTCTGAAGCCTGGTACTCTATTTGACGTGGAGAAATGCTTAAACGAGATCTAGTTTCGCCTTGCGAACTTTCTCCTTCCTTAGAACCCAAGCGAGCTTGAGGTGATGCCTGATCGAGAGAGAGCAGTATGCCCCAAGTATCCTGATCGGCTAATCGTGCTTCAATATGATAAATCGATTGCGATGAGTTTGCTAAGCTAATGGCATAAAAACAATGTTCACGAGTGAATTTTGAAAAAGAAACCAATTCGTTAATATAAGGAAAAGGGCCAAAAGTTTTAGCCACGTTTCGTGTCTCAAATCGTGAAAATAAAATGAGATAACAATATCCATTATCGGTGTGTTTGGGTGGTTCAGTTTCACAATTAACTCCGATCTTCACACGAGGATTGGACATGTAAAGTGCATAAAGCTTGGACCACACATTGGTATTCTCGACAACAAGTTTTGTGAACGAGTCTTCTTGGTGAACAATAACCTCATCGAAATTGAGGGGAACCAGCAAACGATATTGAGGAGAAATGGACATCATGTCAGAAACACGAGGGTTGGGACCTAAAGCTCTCCCGAGTTCGGAACGTTTATTACATACAAAACAATTAAGATAAAAAAATTCTTCATCTAAATCATCATTTAGCAAACGCAAATTTCTCCAAGGAACTTCATTTGAAAAAACAAGTTCTTTAGAAATTGGGCTCCCAGTAGCGGATCGATAAGGGGAGGCTCCAATCCGAGCAAATTTTTCGATACCGAGATATCGGCCTGAGAATAATTCCTCCAGAAAGGTTTGACTAGCTTGCTTTGCAGCTTTCGAAATTCGATCGCAATGAAAAACATGATAGAGTTTCCTTTTTGAATCAAAAAAAAAACGAGTTTGACCAAAAACACTCGAATTAGTTTTATCCAAAAAAGGATTTAAACTAATTAAACTAGGATCAGGTCCTAGGAGTTTTGCGGTCGCAAAACGTTTCTTCTTCTTAATAAGATTCAAATAACAATACCCGTCATTTAACGTTGATAGTTTAACAAACCCCATAATGTTGTTTGCGTGGACGAATAGAGAATTAGAATTAATTCGAAAACGTTAGAATCCTTTTG